CATAGTTAATACCTATCCATGGTTTTACGAATACTTTAATTACAGTTTATGATATATTGGCTTACAGGTCAGCCATGTGCTGGTAAAACAACATTAGCTAAAATGTTAGAAAAACATATAGTTGATAATATCTATATGATAGATGGAGATAATTTAAGAGACCTTACAACAAACAAAGATTACTCAATTAACGGTAGAGTTAGTAATGTAAACACAGCCCAAAAGATAGCACACTATTTACACAACCAGGGGCAAGATGTGATTGTAGCTTTAGTTTCACCCTATATTGATCAAAGAGAAGATTTTAAAAAACTTTTAGGAGATAATATAAAAGAAATTTATGTACATACTTCTGAAACAAGAGAGCGTGATCATTTTAAATCTTCTGCGTATATTGCACCTCAAGAAAATTTTATCGATGTAGATACTACAGTAGATACACCTGAAGAATCTTTAAAAAAGATATTAGATGAAATATAGCATGTTTATTGGCCGCTGGCAACCTTGGCACGACGGGCATCGTTGGTTAATAGATCAGCGTTTAAATGAAGGTAAAAACGTATTAATTTGCATTCGAGATGTTGAACCAAGCGAAAATCAACCTTGGACAGCAGATCAAGTAATGTTAAATTTATCTGAAGAATTGAAAGATTTACTTAACGAAGGTAGGATCAAAATTATAAAGATACCAGATATTGAATCAATTAATTACGGTAGAGGTGTAGGATATGATGTTATAGAACACGTACCACCACAGGAAGTAAAAGAAATATCTGCTACTAAGATTAGAGCAAAAATGAGAGAAGATGGCAAGTTATAAAGAAACATTAATTAAAACTCTTATTTGGAGAGTTATAGCTACTGCTATTACTATCCTTACAGGATGGTTAGTTAGTGGTAACTGGAAATTTGGATTAGCTATCGGAAGTATAGATACTTTAATTAAGACCGTAGGGTATTTTAGTTATGAAAGAATTTGGGATAAAATAAAAAAATAAAATATGTTTTGGAGTTACAATTTTGATCAAAAAGAAAACGATCCACAAAATTATTATTATTACAAAGAAGGTTTTAATAAGAAGGAATTAGATACCATATATAAAGGTATAAAAAAACTAAAAGAACAAAAAGCTGCTACTGTGGGTGGTGGAAAAGATGATGTACGTTCTTCTAAAATAAGATGGATACCTCAAGATAATGATTGGTGGTGGTTATACGAAAAATTATCTAATCTCGCTACTGAAGCTAACAATTCACTTTGGAATTTTGATTTACACCACCTCCCAGAACAAATTCAATATACTGAATATTATGCTAGCGAAAAAGGACATTATACTTGGCATCAAGATATTGGTCCTGGTCTTTTATCAAAACGTAAAATTTCTATCACAGTACAATTATCGGGACCCGAGGAGTATGAAGGGGGTGATTTACAATTATGGCAAGGTGGAAATTATGAAGATAATACTTTTACAACAGCTTATAGAGGAGCAGGTTCTGTATTTATTTTTCCCTCATATATGATGCATAGGGTAACTGGGGTTACTAAAGGAACTAGACGTTCTTTTGTTTTATGGTTAGGAGGTTCACATTACAAGTAATATGTTAAAAAATTTATCACAACTTTCAATAGCAAAAGGAGGAAAACTTACCCCACTTTTAATACCTGGGGAAGAGGTTTCTGGGAATGGATTATGTAATGCTTCTATTTTTATAGATGATAATGGAGAAATTTTATGTAATGTAAGACATGTTCATTATACTCTATATCATAGCACCTTAGACCAAAAATTTTATTCAGGCTGGGGATGCTTAGCTTATCTAAACCCAGAGGATGATTGTAGATTAATAACTGGAAATTATATATGCAAATTAGATCCCGAAACATTATATGTAAAATCCCATCATTTAATTAATACTTCTAAACATGATATAACCCCAGTTTGGAATTTTGTTGGTTTAGAAGATGGTAGAATTTTTAGATGGGAAAATAAGTTATATATTTGTGGTGTAAGACGTGATACCAAAGAAGATGGAGAAGGTAGAATGGAACTTTGTGAAATTCAATTTATTGATGGTGAGTATAAGGAAGTAAGTAGAGATAGAATTAACCCACCTTCATTTACTCACTTAGAAAAAAATTGGATGCCTATTTTAGACCAACCTTTCCATTTTATTAACTGGCCTAATCCAACAAAAGTATATAAAGTTAATCCTTTAGATAAGGGTACAGAAAAAGTTACATCTGGGGAATTAAATGTTATAACTAGTGAAGTAATTACTGAAAAAACAGAAACAGTAACAGTAGAAAATATTACTGGTCGTAAATTAAATAGTCCTTTAAGTTTAAGGGGTGGTTCACAAGTAATAGTTTTAGGAGATTATTATGTTTGTTGTGTACATGAAACCCATTGGTGGCATAATGAAACTGGGTGTAAAGATGCAATGTATAATCATAGATTTATTTTCTGGGATAAAGATTGGAATTATGTAAAAATTTCAGAAGCTTTTAAATTTATGGATGGTCAAATAGAATTTTGCTGTGGTTTAGCTGAAAAAGGAGATGATCTATTACTAAGCTTTGGATTTGTAGACAATGCAGCCTATGTTTTAAAAATGCCTAAATCCTTATTAGAAGATTTAGATTATATAACAGAATTTGAAAATGAGTAACGAAGAGAAAATACAACCTATTTTAGATAAGTATCTAAATTCCCCCAATATTCCTATTAGAAATTATAGACTAGGTTATGTTTATGAACAAATAGGTCAATATGCCACTGCCCACACCTATTATTTAAGGTGTGCTGAATTAACTAAGGATAAGGATCTTCAATATGAATGTTTATTAAAAACTTGGAGCACAATAGCGGCCCAGGGCAGAAGACCATGGTATGAAAGACAACAGCTATTATTAGCACTTACACATTCCCCAAAACGTCCTGAAGCTTATTATTTTTTAAGTTTAATGCATAGTTACAAAGAAGAATGGAAAGAATCTTTAATGTACGCTTCTGTAGGCTTAGATAATTGTGATTTTACAAAAACAACCCGAACCGATATAGGATACCCAGGTAAAGTAGGATTATTATCACAAAAGGCATATACTCTTTGGTATACGGGTCAAAGAAAGGAATCTAAAGAATTATGGATCGAAACATATAATTTTCCAGATAATGATCCAAAATTAAGAAAAATAGCTACCGAAAACTTAATAAAATGGGATTATCTAAAATTCAAAAATGACCCCCAAATATATACTAAAGATCAACATAATTCCTTAATTTATAAATTTCCCCAAAGTGAAAATATAGAAAAAACTTATTCTCAATGTATGCAGGATTTATTTGTGTTAACTATGTTAAACGGTAAAACTGATGGAACATATGTTGAATTAGGGGCAGGAGATCCATTTTTAAGCAATAATACAGCATTACTAGAAGAATTAGGATGGTCTGGTATCTCCTTAGATTGGAATGAAGAAGATGTCAATAAATTTAAAGAACAAAGAAAAAATATAATTTTATCTAAAAATGTATTAGAAACAGATTTTCAACAGCTTTTCAATCATTTTAAACTTCCTAAAGTTATAGATTATTTATCTTTAGATGTAGATCCCTGTAAAACCACATATGAAACTTTATTAAATCTTCCTTTAAACGAATATAAGTTTGCAGTAATAACCTATGAACATGATTTTTGGGTTGATAATACTACAAGTTATAGATCTAAATCTAGAAAATATTTGTTAAAAAAAGGGTATAAATTAGTAGTAAGTAATTTGGGGGCTAATCCAAAACAACCCTTTGAAGATTGGTGGGTACATCCTGATCTTGTAGATCCTAATATTATTTCTCTAATAGAAAAAACCACCCCTGATACTAAATTGGTTAAAGACGTATTATTTAAGTAATACCCTATATTTATAATTAACTTTAAAACATAAATATGAGTTGGACCTATAAAACACATAAAATAGGGGACATCACTCAATTTCCAGAAAATACTTTTGGTTTCGTTTACATAGTTACACACAAACCCACTGGAAAATCCTATATTGGGAAAAAAGTCTTATTTCATAATAAAAAACAAAAAATTGGAAAGCGAGAATTAGAAAAACTACAAGGTGTAGTTGGTCGTCGCCCCACATATAAATTAGTAATTAAAGAATCAGATTGGAAAACATATTATGGTTCTCAATCAGATATTAAACAATTACTTTTAGAAGGTAAAAAAGATGAATTTGAGCGTACTATTTTAAAAATGTGCCCTGATAAAAAATCTTTAACATATTTTGAAATCAAATATCAAATGATATATCAGGTTCTAGAAAAACCAGATGAATTTTTTAACGATAATATTTTAGGTAAATTTTACACTAGAGATCTAACAAATGTTGAATTTGAAGATTTCGTGGAAGAACACAAATAGTTTTATATATTACCATTTATGGTAAACCAGTTATTAGTTACACTAGTTAATTCCGTATTGGGATCAGGTAAAGCAACTGCCAGAAACAATTATGCGTACCATTGCCCCTTTTGTCATCACCATAAACCAAAAATGGAGGTTAATTTGACAGAAAACCGCGAGGGTAAAAATCCTTGGCATTGTTGGGCTTGCGATGTTAGAGGTACTACTATATATTCTTTATTTAAACAACTTAAGGTTGAAGCTGGGAAATTTACTGAACTTAAATCATTAGTTAAAACTTCTAAATCCATTAAGGAAACACAAGTTGTATCTAGTGTATCGCTACCAAATGAATATATCGGCCTAAATAACGTTGATACTGGCGATATTATGGCTAGACACGCGCTCGCGTACCTAAAAAAGAGATACATTAGTAAATACGATATTATAAAGTACAATATAGGTTATTGCAAGGAAGGTCTATACAAAAATATGATTATTATCCCAACTTATGATTCAGATGGTAGACTAAATTACTTTACTGCCCGTTCATTTGAAAAAGAACCATATGTAAAGTATAGAAACCCTTCAGCATCCAGAGATATAATTCCAAACGAACATTTAATTAACTGGAATATTCCTATTGTTATATGTGAAGGTTTATTTGATGCTATTGCTATAAAACGAAATGCAATTCCATTATTGGGAAAAAACATACAAAGTAGCTTAATGAAAAAAATAGTTACTTCTGTAGTAGATAAAATTTACATTGCATTAGATAGGGATGCAATTAAACAAGCTTTGAAATTCTGCGAGCGGTTAATGGCAGAAGGCAAAGAAGTCTATCTTGTAGATTTACAAGATAAGGATCCGAGTGAGATGGGTTTTGAAAATTTCACTAAACTTATACAAAACACAGTTCCACTAACCTACTATGATTTAATGGAACAAAAACTAGCTTTATGATAAAAAAATCATACGATCGTATTTTAGAAATATCTGATGATCATAAACAAATTACACTACCAGATTCACGTTATTATAGACGTAACGGAGAATACTACCCATCTGTAACTTATGTTTTACAAGCATATCCTAAAGGCCGCCATTTTGAAGATTGGCTTAAAAAAGTAGGATACAGTGCTGAATATATTGTTAAAAAAGCAGCTGAAGAAGGAACTGCTACTCATGAATTAATAGAAGAATATTTTGAAGGTAAAGAAATGAACTTTCTTAACGAAAAAGGAAATCCTACAATGCATCCTGATATTTGGAAAATGTTTTTACGTTTTGTTGATTTTTGGGAAACATATAAACCAACCCTAGTTGAAACTGAAACTCACCTATTTTCAGATGAACTTAAAGTAGCGGGCACAGTAGATTTAATTTGTGAGATTGATGGTGAGCTATGGGTTATCGACTTTAAAACATCAAACCATTTACAAACAACATACGATTTACAAGGTGCGGTTTATGCTAAATGTTACGAAGAATGCTTTGGTAAAAAAGTAGATAGAGTGGGAGTATTATGGTTAAAATCTAAATCTAGAGGTGAAGATAAAACTGGTAAACGTTTAAAAGGTAAAAACTGGGAAATATACGAATCTCCTAGAACCCAAGACGAAAATATAGAAATATTCCACTCAGTTAAAAAATTATTTGATTTAGAAAATCCTAAACATAAACCAGCTACAACTTCCTTTCAAACAACTGTAAAGAGAACAGTTTAGTATTTATAATAAAATGGAAACTAATCAAATTTTAAAATTAGCAAATGAAATTTATCCTAAAGTAAGAGATTATTATGGTGAAGGTAGAAAAAATTACCCACCAATTGAAATTCATAGAAATATATTTGCTAGATTAAGTGGAGAACCTGATATGGAAGGTGATGATCCTGCTGAAGCCGAATTTGATAGAAAAGAAAATAAACTATTTCTATACTCAGATTATATTGATGGAATTGAAGATATAGCCAGAGGTATTATACACGAATATGTTCATTTCCTCCAATCAGAATCTTGGATGCGTCGTTATTATAAAATGGGTCATACATACCAAACCCATCCTTATGAAATAAATGCAAAAAAGGAGGAAGAAAACTGGAAGAAATTCGTGTAAAAATTTGGCTACCCAGGAGACCTGTCGTATATTTACCCTGTATTAATGATTAAAAATAAAGGTTATGTCAAGACAGATGAATAATTTCGAAAAAGCAGGTTTAAAAGAGTTTACTGAGACTCTAAAAAATTCTTTTAATTTCCCCAGAGTAATTAGATTTTTTACAGATGAGTTAAGTGGTGATGAATGTGCTATTATATGGAATGGTACAAAAGAAATTTGTGTTACTGCAGATGAAGCTTGGGATATAGAAGCTGCTTCACAAGCTCGTCAAGATGCATATGAACTTAGATGCGAGAGAGGTTGGTAATCCAACTTTTCTTTCGTATATTTACCAAGTATTAATGATTAAAAATAAAGGTTATGTCTGATTTAAGTAAAAAAATCAAAAATTTAAAAGAAGGAGATAAATTCATCTTTACCTACGGTGATAAAGATTATGAATTTTATTGTCATTCTTATTCTGAAGAATTTGGTCCTAATTTTTCAATTCATGAAGCTAATAGTTTCTTAGGTAGATCAATGAATGTTGAAAAAGTTACTAAACAATATATCACATTATATGATTATAACTTATTTTCAGTTAGATCAACATTTAAAATTCCAATTAATAAAATAGAGATTTTTTAATGAAAAAAATAGTATATTTACATGGTTTAGAAAGTGAAGCGGGAGGTCCAAAAGTGTCTTTTCTTGCTGAAAAAGGTATGGTTTATGCTCCTGCTATGGATTATGAAACATTAGATTTGCATGAATTTATTTATACTTTAGGTATGCCCGATTTGATTATTGGCTCTAGTATGGGTGGTTATATTGCTGATATTATTGGTTCACATTTAGGAGTAGATGTTTTATTGTTTAATCCTGCTTTACACAGCAGAAGTATTGAAGTAGAGCTTGATAATGAGGATCCTTATGGTAATGAAGATTATAAACGTACTATTATTTTAGGTACTGAAGATGATGTTATTAATCCCGAAATTACTAAAA